CTGATCTTAGCATTCTAAATTGTTTACCGTTCGCTGAAGTCGTTCCAATGTCTAATGTAGATGATGATTTACCAGTTGTATCACTACCTGCTGATGAATTCATATCATACGTTTCTAACATTGTTGTTACTCCAGTTGCTGCATCCGCTGCAACCACATATTGCTGGTAAGGGTCGTCTATTACAAAAGCTGTTGTGTCTTCACTGTTAGCTGGTGTGATAGTTGCTTTGTAGAAGTTCGAGAACGTCGGCTTCAAAGTTGTTGCCGCGTTATAGAAAATTCCATTCAAAACGCCTAAGATGTCTGCAGCAGAACCGTTTCCGCCTACTACATAACCGCTAGAGATTTTTACACATTCACCATTGTATATAGTTGTGCTGTGTCCAGCATCGATTTTGTACTTACCTTGACCTTGGATAGATGGTCCACCACCTAATCTTCCAGCTGGGATCAGTCCAAAACCTTGACTATTTCTATTTGCCATAGTTTTCTCCTATACCATATTGGTTAACGTTAAATCGATGATAGGGATTAACCCGAGAATTCCTAATTAGGATTTCTTTGTACCACCGAAGGTTACACGAGACTGCCTATCAACATTGATTGGCATCCTCTGATCCTGCTCCTTCATAAGATCGTTTGCTACTGCATCACTTCGGTCTTTATGACGACCTGTCATATAGTCCGATCTTTGTTGCGCGATCTCAACCGGTACCTTTGCAAGTAAAAGGCCACCAACTCCGATAACCCCCTTGTATTTCCCGTCTTCGAGAATCGGATAGTCACCTGCATTTTCGACTTCTTCGGCACGAACTAATTCATAACCTTCTCTTAAACGTCCAGTTATGTTTTTCGTATCTTGGAAACCAACTACCTCGGCTCTTATCCATCTGTACCTGAATCCATCAGGTGCAGGGGGTGCATCTAAAGATGATGGTGGAACCCAAACCTTTGGTCTTTCAGATTTAGACCTAGATTGGTTCGCACGAGAAGTGTTTTTATTTTCTTTTTCCATACGCTATACCTCCTTCGTGATTTTTAATTGTTTTGCGTACTCTTCGAGTGGCACACCTAATTTTTTAGCTATTGCTACCTGTGACGATGTGAGTTTCACAGTTTTTGTGCCCGGCCTAACTACTCGTCTAGCCGAAGCTACAGTTTGCGTCGGTCTAGCCGACGAATTACTGTCCTTTATATCAAATTTATTAGGGAACTCAAGTCTTATTCTTTTATCGACTTCCGCGTAATATTCATCTGATTTTGGGTCATACCCTTCCTTTTCAACTAGATCTTTATGGATCTCAAAAGCTGTAAAAGTCATTGGTCTATCTTGTCCAAACCATGTATTTTTAGAAGCCCATATCTCCGCTCTAGGATCTGGGTTAGGTAATTCTGATGGAGTTTCTCTAGGTAGATTAACCTCGTCTTCTAATTTGACTGGTTTTTCTTGTGCTGGAGCTGTCTCCTTCATAACATTTAGTCTAGCTTCATCAATAGATAATGCGGCAATTCTCTTTTGAGCATTGACTTGTGCAGTAGCATCACCAGACTCTATCGCTGACGATAGTTCTTTTTGTGCCGACTCCATTCCATCTTTAACTCTTTTTTCAAATTGAGTCACATAGTCTTTATTGACTTGTCCAAACTTGGAATCCAAAGTCTGTCTTTTGCTTTCAACTGCTTTTGCATAATCTAAAGCGGCCTTCTCTCTCCGCTCTGCCTCACGCATTTTACGAGTTAATTTAGCAATTCTTGCTTGAACTCCTTTGCTATAATCTTCTAATTTTTCTTCGTTCTTAGTTTCTTCAGGCTTTGTTCCTTCGCTTAATTCTTCTTTAGGTTCTTCTTTTACTTCTTCTTGTTTCGTTTCTTCTTGTTTCGGCGCTTCGGTATCGACTACCGATTCGTCTTTTTGTTCTTCTAGTTTGATCTCAGCTCCTTCGCCGGATGTATCTAGATCAACCATTTTTTCTTCAGTTGGCATAGTTTCCTCCTATGGTATTAATATTCATGCAAGATATCCTCTGGATTCTTGATGGTTGCTAAAACTTCGTCATCGTTTAGCAGACGTATCTCTCCTCCCTCAATTTTTATTCTTGAGCCAGCATAACGGGCAAACATTACCCATTCTCCCTCCTTGCACCAAGGACCATCAGCATAACGCTCTTTGTCCTTGTAACAATCTGGACCCATTCTTAAAACTAAACCACATTGCGATGCAACTTGTTGTCTCTCTAAGGTTGTCTCGGCCATGTATAGACCGCCTTTAGTTTTCTCTTTCATTTTGAAAGGCAAAACTAACATCCTCCAACCAGTTGGTTGTGGTAGTTTATTTGAATCTTCTTTTGATAAATCTTTTTCTTTTTTGACTCCTACCAATTCTTTATTCGGTAGTTTTATTTTTGATGTCGATGACTGTTCCATGTTGCTCCTTATCTTCTAGCAGGTTAGAGAGTTCCTGTTTAGTTGCCTCTAGGGCTGTTATCTGTCCTACTATATAGTTATATTTTTCCATATTGTCAATGCCGCCGGACGTTAAAGCTGCTGACAACTCTTCGTTTCTTCTATTGAGATATTTGATTAATCTATTGATTACTGTTTCTAATTGCACTTAACACTTCCATCTTCTTCGTGCCTGACGGATACGAGAATTTGGATCGTTACGAGTCTTTGCTGATGCTCTTTTGAGTTGCCCTAGTGATCTTGCGCAGTATGATTTTCTGCGTTTGGCAGCTTTTGATCCAGGTTTCACTTTTCCTGTCACGGCTGTTTTTAGTTTTGAACCGGGATTTAATCTTCTGTAGGCTTTGACACCGGCTCGAGTCATACCTGCTCCAGACTTTGTAGGTCTGAAATTCTTTTTATTTCTTGCTGGCATAGTGCCTTTTGAAAAATCTTTTCTCATTATGCCGTTCTCATCATTTGTCTTTTAGCCATGAAACCACCGCCCATAGCATTTTTTCTTTTTGGAGCAAACGTCGCTGCTCTTGATGGTGTTGGTCCTGTATTAGCTTTGGCTTGTTTTCTTCTTACGGCACCCGCACGCTGCCCTTTGGACATCGCTCTTGCTTTCGCAATGGGCACGCATTTTGGATAATTTTTTCTTTTTTCTCCACCACTTCGACCACATTTCGGGTATGAGCCATCTTTTCGCTTGTTCGCAATATCGACCCAATTTTCCTTGACCCATGCTCTTAGACCTTTTTTAGCCATTACGAATTTTTTCCGTAAGCGTCCCTGTTCATTCCTCTAACACAAACGCCACCGCCTTTACCGTACATTTGTCTTGGATTAGCAGATCCACCCATAGCTTTCTTAGCTTTTTTCTTACCACCAGGTGTAACTTTACCAGAGCAAACTGCAGATGCGTACATATTTGCGTACGCGGAGGGGTAAACTTTGAATTTACGCTTCGCTGCTGCTTTACCTCTAGGACATAGTTTTGCCATTATGATCTCGCTGTTTGTTTGGCTCTTTTAAAATTAGCTGCTGTCGGTGCACCTTTAGCACCTTTCTTTCGCATCTTTTCACCACGTTTTCTTTTAGCGTGAATGTTTGCGTATAGACCTTTACCAGCCATTAGATTACCTTTTTATTTTTTTTCTTCTTTTTCTTACCGATAACGCCTCTACCCATAAGAATGTCTGCTTTAGTGACTTTGCCGTCTTTGTTTAAATCAGGAAACTTACTTCCTTTTTTAAGCATAGTTCTTTTCATCATGCCACCGCCCATCTTATCTACACGTCCACCTTTCATGTATCCTTTAGGTGTAACTTGTTTATTGTATCTGTTGTTTGCCATTATTTTTTTCCTCCTCTAAATATTTGTGTACCCTTTATACCAAAAATACTCGCAACTACAAGTATCCATAGGTTTGTAAACCAAGAAGGAAGTGATTGGAAATATTCAAAGAATAATTTAACCTTCTCCATCGCTTCAGGGTCGTCTGACATCACTGCCCACATTAAAACAACGATGGGGGCCGAAATAATTATCAAAACAAATTCGTCCTTATAGTCGTTTTGACGTGCTTCTAGTAATTTACCCTGGTAAGCTTCCTCACCTCGGGCCATTTTCTCTGCGTGCATGAGCTGTGCGTCTGACATAGCCATTTTTGTCTTTTGACGGTTGGCATATATCTTACTTCCAGCTTGCAAAGCAATTTTTGCTAAACTGAACCAAGCCATTAGTACGCCTTTGAGTTTCTTTTCTTTTCAGCAAGCATTCTTTTTTGTCCACCTACTGGCATTTCAGGTTTTCCTGTGCCAATGTAGTTAAATGCACCATCAGCTGTTGTTTTAGATCTAGGATCTACTTCAACTTGCTGGTCTTGCACTTGAACTTGCTTAATTTTATCTAATTTTTGCATTTTTGCTCCTATTTTTTTACTCTTCTACCTTAATTGCAGTTATACCTTGATTTCCACTCTTTGCAAGGCTTACTCCAGCTCTTAATTTAGCTAATTTTTCGTTTTGATCCATTTTATCTTCAGTTAATTGTCTTGCTTGAAGTAATTTTGCTCTATCTAGGTCAAATTTTTTCTCTCCTTCGTCTTTTTTACGCTCATTTTCCATGGCTCTTAGGTCAACTTCTCTAGATTTTAGTTTTAGAAGTGGATCACCATCAAATTGTGACGTAATTTTCTTCTCTTCTTCCATAAAATCACCCATCATTTCAGAAATTAACACAGCTTTTCTTGCTTCCATGTCCATAGATATCTTTTGTAGTTGTGCTTGTATCTGTGGGTTCTGTTGTGCCATTTGTTGCATCTGTTGAAGTTGTTGAATCGTGTCTGCAAACTCTAATTCTATCTGTTCTTGTGCCATCAAACTAATATGCTCTAAACAATTTTTCTCAATCGCAGCCATAATAGGTGGATTGTTTCTAACCATGTTAGTTGCCATAAAATTTAAGTGAGCTGTAATGTGTGCTCTGTGATCTTGACCTCTGAAAGCTTGAAAAGGTTTCATCGCTAACGCATCGATGTGCTCTAACGCTGGATCTTTTGGTTGAATCGGTGCAGGTGGTGGTAAAATTTTATCAATATCTTTTACACCAAGTGCTTCGTACATTTTTCTGTATGCAGCGTATAGATTGTGTATTTTAGGATTTGATGTTGCAAGTTGTAATTCTGTTTGTGCAATCGTAATTCTTTGCGACATAGAAAATATGTTTGGATCTGCAACAGGTAAAATATCTACTCTGTCATCAAAGTCCATTTGTTTAACTTCTCTTCTACCGCCCACTACATCAAATGGATAAACAGATGGTAAGTAAGTTTTAAATACTCTAGATAATAATCTAAATTCAGATCTCATGGATGTGTAAAGTCTTTTGTGTATTGCAGACATAACACGTGAACCTCTTTCAAGAAGTGCAACGGTTGTTCCAACTGCAGCAGCTTGATTACCATCACCCACTTGCATGTCAGCTATCGCAGCAAATCTTTGACCTGCTTGAACAACAATACCCATTAGCTGTAATAATGTTGGAGATGGTTCTTTGTAAGGTAGCATCATAAATGAATCTCTAATATTACCACCTGGTGCATCTACATCTTTAAATTCACCTGGTTGAATTGGTGATGCTTCATCTCTAACTCTTACACCTCTTTGTTTAAATCCTGCTGGCAAGTTTGACAATGTACCTGCATCCAACAATTGACGGAGAGCGACCGTTGCCGTTCGACTCAATCCGCCAATCATATGGATCAATCCAAATCCGTAGAATCCTAGTCCTGGCAGAAATTTAAAGTGGACGAAATAAGGTATTCTAGCTTTTTTCGGATCGTCAGGATTAAAGTTCCTTCTAATAGAAAGAACTTTTCGCGAGCCTTCATCTACAGTTACAATATATGGGAGCTTGATCCCTGTAAGTTCTCCGCCCGCGTCCTTATCTTCGAAACCTTCTAAATCTAAATTAACATGGCACTCTAACAAAGTGTAAACTTGATCCGGCTTACCAGATTTTTTTGTGCCTTCTAATTCTCTTTCTTTTGATTCAACTTCATCTTTAATTACAGATGGTGCACCTAATTCTACATCAGAATAAAAACCACCAACCTGTTGTTTTCTTAAATCATTCTCTGACATTTTAATGACATGCATAATTGCTTCTGAATCGTCAAGAGATGTTGCAGAGTATGGTACAACTAAATCATCAGCTGGTACAAATTTAGAAACAGCTCTGCCTAATAAATCATCGTAATAAATTTTTTTAAATGTAGATCCTGCTAAAGGTAAGTGAAATAACATTTGATCAAACTCTGGCTCGTACTCAGACATTTTTTCCATGAGTTCGTAGTTCATGTATTCTTTTACTCTTTGTGCTTGTGCTTCTTTTTGTGGGTCACTGTTACCAACGATCTGTGTTCTAATTGGTCCTTCCGCTGGTAATAATTCTTTGTAAGCTCCTGCTTGGAACTGTGTTACTGCTTCCGCTAGTACAGGGTGCGTGGCTCCCGAAGCTCCTTGAAAAGGCTCTGTTCTGTTTTCGTATTTAAATCCTAAAAGATCTAAACCTTCCGTGTAAGATCTCTCCCAATCTTTTCTTGATGCTTTGTAGTCTGTGTAATTTTGAAATAATTCTAAACCAATAGGTTCTAAAATTTCATCGGGTAATAATTCTGCTAAGTTATCAAAATGATTCGGTGCGCCCTCAGTATTTACTTTGCTTGGGTCAAAATTTAATTCAACACCGCCATCTTCTGTTGGGTTTATTTCAACAGGTTGTTTAGCTGCTTCTTCTTGTTTTTGTATTTCTACTTCTTGATCGGGTCCTTCTATTTTTACAGAGGTTCCCAACTCTGAAAGAGTTTTGTCAATATCTGCCATTATTTACGCTCCTTGATTGGTCTAACATTTTTTGCAACATAAGGCAAGCCGTGTGGCGTAGGCCCTGATTTAGGTGGAGGTCCAGAATCATCGCCAGCTAGCTTGATAATACCGCCCCCTGCTTTTTTAGTTTTAAAAGGATCAGCCTCACCAATACGACCCTCAGGTATGCTGCTTGCACCTGTTGGATAATTACCAAGTGCATCTGCATCTATACCCATTTCTAATAATTCGTCTTTTGAATATGTTTTACCGTCTTTAGATAACAGCTCTAATATGTCATCAATAGAATCTAAACCAGCTTCAACGTCTCCGGCACCACCATCATCGTCAGGTCTTAAAGTATTTTCTTCATAATTGTCTGGAACTCGTTTTGGTTTACCTGCATCGTCTAATATGGTTTCAGGCGGGTCGTAATTTATTTCTTCTTTTCTAATTATACCATCTATAGTGTCATACTCACCATCACCAATATAATAACTAGCACTACCCTCAGTGTCTTTTGAAATAGATATTCTACCTGTATCTAAATTTTCATACATTGTGTATCCGTTATAGTCATAAACTTTTTGCCTCTCTATCACTGCAGCCTTCTCTGTAATATCATCACCTTTAGTTTTAATTAAATTTACAAAATCAAAAAAGTATTTTGGTGTGCCGCCTGTAGTCACAACTTTTGGTGCAGCTTGTTTAGCCACTTGTTTTGCTGCAGGAAATATGGAATCAAGACCAAGAGCTTTAATTAAGCCTACAATCCCACCGCCTGCTAATAAAGTGTTAAACTCTCTCCTTGTCATTTGTAATGACGCTGCTTTTTCCTCTACACTTTTTTCTAGTTCTTTTGCTGCTTCCGCACCACCTGCATATTTTTGAATTTGTTTTCTAACTTGATTTGCAGCTTTGCCCGCTGATGCAATATACCCTACACCTGTAGCAGGGCCAAGTGATTCGCCACCCATCTTTAATATCTCACCAACAGTTCTTTGTGAACCTGTAATATCTTGATCCATGTCGTCTAAAATTTTTTGTAAACCAAATCTTTCAATAACTTGTTTCTGTGTAACTTTTGGATCTATGTTTTCACCAAACTCTGCTCCAACACCGCTTTTTCCTTGAGCAAGATCTGCTAAAGCTTTGGGAGCAGCTAATGTAAATCTAGCTGCAAACTCAGGAGCCAGTGCTACACCTTTTGTAAGCTGTGCTGCATAGTATGGAAAAGCTCTTGGGTCTAATGTTTGATTTAATCTTTGTAATAAATTTGATTCTTCTTTTGTACCAAACATAGATTCTTCTAAACTTGGTGCATTATTTTTTAAAGCGTTGTCCATAACTTCGGTGTTATTTAATCCCGATAAAAGTTCTTTTATTTGAGCCATGACTTCTGGGTTAGGGGATCCATCTGAAAAACCAACACGGCCACCCATGGCTGCCATGAAAGGATTGTCAATGTCAGATATTTCCATTTCATCTATATCACCAAATCTTTCATTTGCCTCTTCAAACATTCTTCTTCGACCTGCTGCTTCTGATTCTGGAACTTCGTCTGCTGTGCCAATCGGGGCATCACTGCCAATCTTGTCTCTAACCTTACCAATGAGATCTTCTATTGTTGTTCTAATTTTTTTTCCTGTTTTAGTTTCTTCGCCACCACTTAAATTAAATACAGGTTCAAATTTATCTGTAACTTCTTTTTGAGTATCGTAAGCAGCAAAAACAGAGGGCAAAGCTTTTTGAACTGTTTTTGGTAAAACATTTGTTGCAGCTATGGCAGAAGCCTCTGGCAAAGTGGAGCCCCCTGCTAATGACATAAAAAAATCAAAAGGTGTAAAAACAGCTGCTTCGGCAGGTCTCGGTAACAGAGCTTCAAGTTTTTTTCTAGCAGGATTTCCTCTTTCTAAAGCTGTAAAAAATGTAATATTATTTTTCTTTAAGAAATCGGTAATCTTTTTTTTCTGAGATTGAAATGTTTTTTTAAGCCCTCTTTCTTCAAAAGCCTCTTCTATAACCTTAAGTGGTTTTGGATTCTTACCAACAAGTTCATTATCAATTAATGTTCTGCCTTGTATTTTTTTTATTTCACCAATAATTTTCTTTCGTGAGTTTAAGTCTTTTGCTGTTTTTAAATTAGCTATCTTATTATTTAATTCTCTGTTTGCAGAACTTGTTGTTAATTCTGTAGTCCACCAATTATCTTTAACTCCAAACTGATGATTTAAATTAAAAGGAGTCCATATTTTTGATCTATTAATAATTGTAGTTTTGTTCTCTGGTTTATATTTTAAACCAAAGTTTTTAATTGTTTCTCTTTCAATGTAACGATCTTTTATAGCTGTAAATAAAGGTGTAGATTTTCCTTTATATTTTATATTTAATTTTTTTAATTCTAAATAATCCTCGATTGGTTTTATAGCTTTGTTATACGTTCCTTTGCCAAAATTTTTATCAAGGTATTTATTTAAATTATTAAAATTAATTTTTTCATTTGTTTTTGTATCAAAAAAAACAGTTTTTCTCCATTGTCCATCTTTTAAGTAATTTTTTGGTTTTGGTGAAAATTCTTGCCAACGGCTTCCATCTTTTGTTGTGGATCTATATAAATTATAGAACAATCTTTCTTTAGCTGTATCTCCAATAGGAAATTGACCGGCTCCATAATTTTGAGTAAATCTTAAGATTTTTGCATAAAGCTGTGGGTTTGTTCTTCTGCTAACACCATAATTGTAAGCTTTAAAATTTAAATTAGCTTCAGGAAAATTTTTTTTAATATCTTTTTGTAATTTTGAATCTAATTTTATTTTTTTATCTATGTCGTAGTCTTCGGGTCTTAAAGGGTTTTCTAATATAAATTTATCTTTAGCCTCTGTAGCAGCTGCTAGGGCAGCGTTCTTACTTCCATAAGCAGATACAGAAAAAGTTTTATCAAAAGATTTTCCTCCTCTAATAATACTGACTCTATAACCGCCTTTTGGTCCAACTCTATTTGGATCAGTTGTAAATTTAACGGCCTCTGGCTCAACAAAAGGTATTTCTGTTCCCTCTGAAAAATTAACTCTACCACCTAACGCAAACCTATCTCGTAGCGTAGGCTCTAAAGCTTCAAAGCTATCTGTTGCTGGATTATATAAGTACTTCAACAATACCTCCTCTTGCAAATCCTTCTTTTGGATCCATGTCTCTAGGGTGTACACCATTTAGTGATTCAGCATTCTCGTCGATGTATCTTAATTCATCAAATGTTTCATCACCGTACAGCTCTACGCCTTTAAATGTTTTTCCTTTTAATTTTTGAAGTTTCTCTGCAGTGTTATCTACACCAGTTAAGATTCCTTCTTCTTTGATAGGCACAACTTCTGCTGTCTCTAACAACTCATCGCCAGGTAATTGTTTAGTATCTTCTGGTGCAATCTCATTTCTAATTTTTACAAACTCTGCTCTTCGTTTATTCTGTTCTCTAATACCTTCTAACAACTCTTGTTTAGTTCTAATCATTGGAGACTTACCTTGTTGGTAGTCAGCAATTAAATTATCAATAGATTGTATCTCTGCATCAATCTCACTAGCTGTGCTGTAGTGTGCATACGACTTACCAGGCGCATTTTTATTTTTAGGCACAAGTCCTAATTTTCTAAATTCAAATCTACCTGGATATCTGGAACCACCCATAAAATCATAAGTAGAGTCAATGTATGAATCTAATTTATCAAACGCATCATCACCGTAGTGATGCCTAAAAACTTTGATAGGATCTATAAAGGGATGAC